TGTCATTAGTTTAAAGTTCTCCATTGCAGGACGTACAGGCAAAAGGTACTGTGTTGCCAAAACCATTACATCTACACTGTTGCTCCAAAACCAGCTACCAAAATAATTGTCGCTATTTTGAACAAACCATGCCCGTAGAAACTGGTTATCAAATTGGGTAATGTTGTAACCACATAGGAAAAACTTATCCTGCTTATCGAACTTATCTACATACTTACCCAGCATATCAGTGAATTGCTTGTAAACTCCCCACATAGCGGGATAGGCTTTTATTTGCTCTTGCGTTACACCAGCAACAGCCAACGCCTCTGCTGTTACCTCTGCTTTAGGGTTTGGCTGCACTTTGAAATCAAATGTTTCCTTAACTTCTCCATTGATTACTATCATGCCGCTAAGTTGGTGTATCCCATTACGCCAGTACATTGTACCAGTCGTTTCCAAATCATAAAATAATAGTTTCATATCTCTACCGTTGTTTTAATCGTTATACACTCTGCATTTAATGATACGCCAGTACAAATGCCTATCTTACCCATCATTATATCAGATACCTCTACATCATTTTCTTGCTCAAACTTGGTTATAAGCATTGCTATAGATTGCTCCAGTTTGCTTTTAGCCTCTTTTACTTCTTTTACCGTTTTCAACCTCTTGTCTCCTTTCCAATTCTTATGTTAATACTGTAACCAAAGTGCAACCACCTCAAACCAATACTAAGGCTCTTTGCGCTAAAATTCTCTGTGTCTATACGCATGGTAACGTATGGCAATACAGCACATCTAAAACGCTGTATTGGGTAACAAATCACCATTTTCTTGTTATAAACCCAGTAGTCATATCTCGCCTTTCTTTATCACCCAAACAGGATTATTATTCTTTCTCAATGTGATACGTGTACCTTTCAGTACTTCCCATAAGTTACTTGATTTCTTGCAATCAACACAGCACCAAATTGCAAGATGTAGCTTAGGGCTGTAGGCTCTTTTATTTGGAATATACACAGGTAAGAACCTGTATAACCATCTACTTAATTTCTTCATATTTAATTTGTTATTAGTTATTTATCAAATACTGCACAAATATTGTTGTATGATTCACAATCAATATAATCCTCATTTTCATTACAATCACCTCGACATGGGCAATCTTTACATAGAGCTTCAAGTACAAGTTTTTTCATATCTATCGCACCTTTCTGATAAGCTATCATCAAATGGCACGTATCACTTGAAAGATTTGTTTTTTTTGCGAACAACTTACTCATATATTGAATACGTGTATCGCTTTCCCGAATAGCAGTAGCTGTATTATCCTGCATTTCTTCTATATTAAAAAGAGTGTTTTCGCTCATACATTTCTTTTATTGTGATTTTACTTCTTTTTTCAGTACGTCCAAATTTTCCTCTATGTACGTTTTTACTTCTTGATGTACAAAGCCAAAACGTGGATTTGGAAGCGTCCACTCATCATAAATCCATAATAGATATGATGCCGGAACATTTGCCATTTCCTTGCCTTTATGTTTACCAAAAGGCATAATGCTTTCATCTGTAAGTGCCATATTTACCCCTTTCTATTAATTAAATTCTTTGATTAATTTCCACTTCTTACTAAAGTATTGTATTTTCCAGTTTGGGTGACAATTCAATTTTTGCCCTTTATTATCACCCTCCAAGAAATACACATCAAGATTAGCACTACTATTGTGCCCAACTATTACCCCCTTATCACCGCCTACTTTAACATTCATCCCAACATAAGCAAAAGGAATACCCCTGTAGTTAGCATTATCTTTAAATGCCTGCGTTGTTTTAGGGCTGTCTACACGGCACATTATAGATAGAAAGCAATCATCTGCACAGCCGTCCAACATGCGTATATAATCTTGTTTAGCTTGCCCCGTAGATGTAGCAAAAGTGCTCCACCAGTGCTCACCATCAAGGGAACACTTATAATATCTTGGTATTACATTCTTACTCATTTTGCTGCCTCCAATCTTGCGTAATACTCCGATAAGGTTTCCACATCATATTGTTTACGCTCTTCTTCTGTTAATTCCCTACGCTCCCCACACACACTACACTCCATTTTAGAGCAACATTTAGGTTGAGTAGTAGTAAGTTCCCATTTATGTGCACTACCATTTAGGCAGTCCGCTTTAAACGCTGTATAATAATAGCTCACCTCTGTTTGGAACACAAACGTTTTTCCACATACCCCACACTCTTGCTGGTGCAATACTACTTCCTCGTAACCGTAACCATCATCATGGTTTATATCTTGCGGATGTCCGCAATAAGGGCAATCTACATCTTTACTCATATACATTTTTGTTAATTATCAATTTCCTCATATTCCGTAAGCAAATAGATATGTTTGATTTCTATTGCCGTTTCAAGTATTCCCTGTATTTCATTCATTGCTGCACGATATACAGTAGATGAGCTGTGCATATTAGTTTCTTCAGTACGATATGGTAGCATTAGTTCCTCCGACATTTTCACCATTTTGCCACCATACTGCCATGCTTTAAAATCCACTTTAAACTTTGCTTTGCGTAGCATATCCTGTAGCGTTGATTATTGTAATCTCAAATCTTCACTAACCGTCTCTGCATGGATACCTTTACAGATTTCTATATTCTTACCAACCTCCATGCCTTTCATAGCGCATAAAGCATCTATTTCCGACTTTGATTCCCTTGCTTTACCTATTTTCTCACCTTTAAGGAAATCATCTATTTCGCTTTTTGTGGTACGTACAAGAGCTGTAATATTAGTTTCCTTTTCCAGTACTTTTTTGCCCTCCTCTAACTTATTTGTAAGTCCTACAACACAACCATATAGAAATGATTTTAAATACATCACAAGGCTTTTGGGATATGTGCCATATTTCCATACACAATCATGCTTATACTCCGCATAATCACGTTTTCCAATAGTTATGAACTGGTGAGATAAAAAGGAGATTAGATACAATACTACCTCAACGTTCTTTTTTCGCCCTATTATCTCAAACTCACTGCGCTTTCTTCTCCCATTATTATATTTACTGATAATAAGGCAACGGCACATGTTATACTCACAAACTACTAATATGAGGTCACCATACCAACTACCGCTTATTTCCGTCTTAAACGGTATTTCCTCTGATACAATCGGGTTTTCTAACTTCTCCTGCTCTGGTATATCATTTTCAGTAAGGTTATACTCCATCAACAAACGTGTTATCCCTGCTGCGGCTGCGTTTGCCTCTCCCTCATTACCCAATGCTGTAGCCGATTCTTTTAAATTCATCAGCTTACGCAACTTCTCTAATATTTTATCTTTTTTTGTTTCCATAATACTTACTTTTATCTTTATTCTGCACTTTTTTGCCCATCATTTGATAAACAGGCATTTTCTTATATTCTCCAGTACGCAAACTGCGTATTAGCCTTTTAAAGTTTTCGCTGCTCATTTTGCCTCCTTTCAACTTTTAATTTTAAACGCTTCTCTGCCTCTTCCACATTAGCTATTTTAACAGCTAATTTCTTACGGGTAACAATCAGTTGCTCATCGGTAGTCTCATCAAAAAACATATTATTTTCCCGATTCCATGCAACATAGTTGGCAATTGCTCTCTGCACCTTTGTCACTTGTGCCTTAGCGGATATAAGCCTATTCAAACAACTTGTTATATCAAGGCTTTCACCACTATGCTTATCATAAAAATATAAGGTATGAAACACTCCTCCACGTGGATATTTACAGGTTAAAAATGCACCTCTCCAATTAATCACCCATATCCATTTTTGCCAAATATCACGGGGTAAATCATACTTAAATATTGCCTCATGTTCTCCGTTCTCTTTTATTCGGTAATAGGTTATAATTACCCATTTATCAATTTTGAGTTCCTTTTCTGCTTTGGCATAATCTTTAGCTTGCTGCATCCACTCGCTACCTATTTTTTCCTGTGCCATTACATTCGAATTAACCGTTTAATACTCTTCTTGTCTTTTCTCGGAATCCTCTTTATACCAAGCATCACACATACCATACGCACATTTAGTACATCCTTCCCATTGCGCTTTACAGTACATAATTGCCTTATTTGCTCAATACTCGGAGCATCCGCTTTTATATTGAAGCACAATGCACCTCTTTTAAGCTCATCCTGTTTGGGTTCATCATTTACGGCATCATCAATTATTGCCAAAGCTAACAAGTGTACAGCAAAAGGAACTATAGATACAATTACTGCCAAAATGATAAAGCCTATTATCTCCAAAATCACCATAGTATTATTTATTTAGATATTATACATTACATACATCCTGTAGGCATTACCCCTTGCTATTCGGGGTTACTACGTATCCTATTCCAGTATGTTTTGGGCTTAAAACACCGTCTCTTATCGTAGTTGTGTAATGAGCTTTTAAAAAACCATCCCTCTTTACATTCAGCTTTACACTCTTCTATCCATGTGTCTGCAAGCTCCTTGCATTCAATCACATTATGTTTATGTTCATCCATTACCAATTTTGTTATTTTTCTTCTCCAACATTTCAATATGCCTATCAAGTTCTGATTTTAAATATGCAATATCCTTGCGTTGCTCTTTGATTATTTCATTGCGCTTATCCAGCTCTTTATTAAATTGCTGCCTCTCAAACTGAGAGTAGGTTAAATCATCATTAGCATTACAGGTGCATCGGCTTATATCATCACTCCTTACCACCTCCCAACAGCCGGGTATCAGTACTTTTTGTTTTGATACATCATCATACACATAATGGCATTTCATACGCTATCTGTTGTTTTGTAGTACGCCAGCCTCAATACATCATACATTTGCCCAGTTATCACAAACTGGAAAATCTTTTCAGTATCTTGCTCGCTTGGTACGTTTATTATTTGGTAGTCTAAACCCTCTATTTGGTATCTTTCTATTGCAGTATTGCATTTAAAATGATTGGTTAGGCATTTTATCAGCTCACAGTAAAAAGGCTCTCCAAAGGCTTTAATTAGTTTACTTTTGTTCCGTAGGGCAAATCTCATGGCTACCAGCTTTTACTATCAGTTGTTTTTGCCAGCTCTCCAGCTTATTATTTTGTTTATCACGCTCATACTGTTGCTCCCAGTTCTTGTGCCACTCCTCATTGTGTAACCACTGCAAACACGGTCTATATTCCGGCATTGCTATACTGGATACCAGCCCCAGCATCTCATCATAACTAAGTAACCCAGTACGTTTATCACCATAATGCACATCATAACCGCCATCCGGCAACTGCTTAACTATAATATCCGGCTTACTATTTCCGCAACTGGCTTTATAATCTACAGCAACAAAATAACCATCATATTCAACCCATTTTGCGGAATTATGCGCATAACAAACAACAGGATTTAAACTGCCCTCTTTTTTGATATAGCAACAACCTGTTTCACCTGTTGAAGATTCAACAACAGCCCTTACACAGCCTTTAAATCGTGCATATACATTGGGGGTATTTTCAATATTCGGGCAAACTGATATTTTAACTATTTCACCCTCTCCGTAGTAATCATCAGATTCTTTAAATGATTTATTAACTGCTTCAAAAATATCAATCATTACTAACCTCCTTTCTCTCAAAACTACCATCTCGCTTACTGAAATAAACGTCCCAACCTCTCTGCATAGCTAAATGCAACTCTGCATAACGCTTTGCATCTTCCGCCAAAACCTCTACATTATTTCTCATAGTCCCAGTACGTTTTTAATAGCTTCCTCAATGTTCCCTTTCTCTTCCAGTGCTGCTATCAAATCAGGTAACTTAATGTAATCAACCTCACTACCTGCTGCCTCCATTGTAGCCCATACATTTTGCAGTACCTTTTTAACCTTTTGCGCATCTTTCAGCACTTTTACATCAGCATCTACATCTCTGTTGGTTGCTGTTTTCTCGCCACGCTGTTTAGCACTCTCTACAGCCGTATTTACAGCCTCTACTTGCTTGTTTTCATCCTCTCCAACATTGGCTACAATATCCCTTACTGCCTTTACCGAAATCTCATTATTCCCTAATTTCTCCTGTATTTCGGGTGCAAGTTCCATTAATGAGAGGCAACGGCTAACAAAGGCTGTGCTTTTCTTAAACTTGCTTGCAATCTCTGCCTGTGTGTATCCAAAGTTTTCCTTAAAGCGCAAAAACATGATAGCACACTCATACTCGGTAAAGTTCTTGCCCTCGTTACGCATCATTTGCTCTATTAGCAAATCCTCCTCTTTAGTTGCTCGGTTGAGATATATAGCCTTAATGCGTGCTATCTCTGCACCATCCTCAATAGCTGCCAGCGTTGCACGTAATCTGCGCTCACCATCAACCAGCCTATACTTCTCTACTCCGTTCTCATCCTTAAATGGGATAACCGTAATAGGATTAAGCACGCCTTTTGCCTTAATCTGCTCTTTAAGCTCCTCAATATCAAAATCTCTACGCACATTAAAGTTTTCCACTACCACCACATTACGGGGGTCTACTTGGTAAATGTCCGTTCTCTTGGTTGCATTTATACTATCCATATCTTTATTAAATAAATTGTTACACTAAATAAAATCATCCCAAATATGTTGCCCATGAAATCCGCCAATATATCCCACCAGCACCAATGATTCCCAGCAGCCTTACTATCTCCATACTCTTTGCCTGTACTCATACCTGCCGCATGGAAAAAGCCAGCATTTGCGGCACACACTACATCGGTAGTGTAGATGTACACCACTATTGCGGTTACATAACTCACAAGCATATTCACCGCAAAATGCAGTATCTTATCTTTTGCTATTTTCATACTATTGCCTTTTAGTTATATACTTGCTATGTTTTTGTAATTCCTCTTTGGTAATTATATGCCTAACATTCACCTTTTTAGCTTTAGTATATTTGCGTTTACGCCTCTCGACCCAGCACAGGTTAGTCAAACATAAATTCTCGTAATTGCCATCAATACAGTTAGGTTTCATGCCCTCCGGCATCTCTCCTACAAATGCCTCCAGTACGAGTTTAGCAATAGCCACTAAATGAAAATCATCTCCAGCACGTAATACAACCCTCCTCATACCGTAGCCAGTACATATTTTAAGCAACTTTATTTGCCCTTTTTTGCGTACATTTCCCATATTACTGACCTCGTACAAGCCATTGTAACCAGCTATTGTTTCCCATTGCTCCTGTACATCCATAACATCAATATTTGAAGTCTGTAAAATGCAGTATCACACCTCGGAAAGTATTTGTTTTCTTAAAAAACCACTCCGTCCAATCCCCCAGTTGCAACCCGTCATTTTTAGCCATCTCCTCTGCTATATCGGGCTTTAGAACGTTATCAACATAAACTATAGGCTGGGCATCCTCTGTACTATAGCTCATCTCTACGAGTTGTATATTCACATGCGATAACCGTGCAACCTCTACTTGCTGGCTTTTATATGGCTTTCCACTCCATACACGTATACTAAGCTCCATCTCTCCAGCATTAATTTTGGATGCTTTTTCTTTCCAGTACTCATAGTTTTCACGTATGGTATGCAGTTTTTTCCCTCTCACTACAATACTCTCACCATCTGGTAACTGTATCTCATGTTCAGAGTATCCATGCAAAGCATTTGTGAGCTGTTGCACAAAATAGTTTAGCTTTCCAGCTTTACTATGTCCCTTTAAAAATGCTTGGCTTAACATCAGTACCACCAGCTTTTTACCGTTGTCTTTTTTCATAATACCAATCTCCTAATACGTGAACTATAGTCACGCTTTTATTTTTTAATATCCCTTACCGTGCTTATGCTCCCTTAGCCGATTGTAAGCCATTTTTTGCTCAATATGCCAAAAGAGGTCTATTTTCAAAATCTCGGATAACCTACGTATTTGGTGCATGGCATAATTAATTTGCTCCTCCTTTGAGTATTTGTAGTTCATTATGTCTTTGATAATAGCGTAGATGTTCTCTGTGAATGTTTTACGAGCCGTTACCACATGCTGCAAACAGAATCTATTGAGATTGTAGTTGTTTGCTCCTGCCAAGTCCAGTAACCGTATAAAAGCATCTGCAAGTTCATCCTCAACAGAATCTTTTATCTTATGGCAGAAAGCAACTTTGTTAAAATACTCTATGTTTCCTGTTCTCTCTATACTTGCCTTAGATAAGAGTTTATAACTCTCTACATCGGCTCTTCTCCCCTTTCTGTCCGCTTCTATAGCCTCTGATAGTTCACAGATAACAAGGCATATAAAATGCTCATTACTGGGCTTGGTATCCCAAAATCCTTTTTCAACAGCATTAGCATGTGCATCTGCTGCCAATTTGTTTAAATCCTTTTCCATCACATCAAATATTAGTGTTATTACTCCTTTTTTCGCTGGTTTCAGCCCCGACAAACGATTTTCTATTCTTATTCGATAAATTACACATCCAAACAGTCAAAAACCGTGACAAAGGCTTAATTCTTAGAACATGCTGGTTTGCTTTGGCTGGTTATACTCTGATATGTATTTATCTACCGCCTTTTCCAGTTCTTTACTCCGTTGCAGCATTGATTTATCACGTGTGCGGAAGTACTCCTTTTGAGCCTCACGCATTTCTTTTACCAGTTTTACTAAATCTTCCATTGTTTACCTCCTACTTTCTCCATTTAATTCAATTACATTGTATGTTTTAAACCTATCTACCAATCTCCCAAAATTATCTTTAAACTCTTCTGTGAGTTGTTGAGTAGTTAGGTTTGTGGTTAAGTGAGCACTTTTTTTATAGTGTACCCACACTTCATTGCGAGCATGTAAAAACTCATTCGTTAGTAACTTGGTATCCATACCGAAATGAGATTTACTACCAATGCCAATATCATTTAGGCAAATATTCTCCGGATTACATTTAAAGCCTACACTACTCTCCTCATTGTAAGTGTACCTATCAAGATTGTTATGTATTGTATAGTAGTTAACCATCTGTGTTACGGAGAGATTATAAAACTGCTTTGGATTCCTAGTATACCGTAGGTACTCTGCAAAGATTTGCATTATGAGCGTTTTCCCAGTACCGACAGCTCCTTGTATCAGTAGATTCTTATGCAATTTATAACCTTTGCCTTTAAATACCTGTTCTGCCAATGGGCAATCATTAAAGTAATAGAGCAAAAAATACAATACCATCGTATTTCTATCATCTACCACAAACTTTCTCCTTTGAGGAGCCAGTAGCATATTAGCTATCTTTACCACCAGCTCTGCATGTTGATTAAACACGGCATTATTTGTCAAATCCTCAAAATGCTCTCTGTCCTTTTGGGCATCCTTATCAATTTGCTCAACTATCCTCTTTAGTAATTCCGGTTCCATGCTTTCTACCTTAATAATCAATTCCTCCAAATCCTACACCATACTCTCCCTTATTTACTCCTACTGGGGTTTCCTCTACCTGTATATCCTCATACTCAACCTCCCAACGGCTCTGATTAATCCATGTTTGCAACATAGCATACTCCGGCACAAATTTCCCAGCTTTTTTTGCTGCAATCCTCCACTCTTCCATTTTCACCAATGCAGGCATCAGTTTTGGTACTATTTCTCTCCACTCTTTGTTTTTCTTTACAAAGTTTTCAAATTCAAGTTTAAAGCTCCTTTTTCTACCTTTATATGCTACTCTAAAATCCTCAAACATTTTTTCTAAATCAGCTTTAGTAAATGAGGGTTTACCACTCTCTAAAAGTGAATTTTCCAAATTCACAGAAGTATCTTTAGAAATACACATGTTATTATTATCTATATTGTTATTAGTATATATATTATATTCTTCTTGAATGCTGTTATTTGCCTGTTGCTGTGGCTGTTGCGTAGCCTGTTGATTTGCCTGTTGCTCATCATTAAACAAACTTCCGCAACCATCTAAATTACAATCACTTACCTTACTATTTTTGCCTGTTGATTTGCCTGTTATTTTGTTTGTTGTTTGTCTGTTGATTTGCCTGTTAGTTGTCTGTTGCTGTGCCTGTTGCTCGCTACTAAAACCATCGCTACAACCATCTAAATTACAATCACTTACCTTACTATTTTTGCCTGTTGATTTGTCTGTTTTAACATTTGTTTGCTCCAGCACTTTTGCTGTAGGTTTCTCATCCTCTAATATTTGGTAATCCCTATAGCTGCAAATCGTTATAATCCGGTATTTATTTGTTGATTCAACCGTTATCTCACCTGTTGAGCATAACCTTTTTAAACATGTCCTTATTTGCTGCACTGTAAAGCCTGTTTTCTTTTCCAATTCGGGTAAACTGGTAACAAGCTGCCCACGTTCCAATGCTATGCCATGCCATTTATACCCATCATCAGTATTAGCCATCATCAGCAGGTACAGCCATAATTTTAGCATTTCGGGGTAATCAAACCACTCCCAGTTTATCAAATTTCTATGTATCTTTATCCAACCTTTCATGTGGCAAACGTATTTTAAATCCCACTGTGCCACTTTCAGTAGCACAGTGGTAATTTCTATGTATTACTCTTTTTTCTCTGTTGTCGGCTTTTTGTCAGCCTCGTAGGGGTAAACGTCCATGATTGGTGTTTCAGATACAGAGCCAATTTGATAATCAGCCATTGTACCTTTCATACCCTCATCCAGTTTTTTAACTGCGTCTCTCAAATCAGCAGCCTGCACTAATATCTGGGTGGATGTCTTTTTCTCTGCACCACTCTTTTCATCAAGAGTTATAAAAATGAGCTTACACCTAAACCAACGGTCTGCTGCCTCTTCATCAGAGAAAAATATTTCCGAGTATTTGGCACGCTTTATATCTGATACCGTAAACTCACCGCTTATAAACGGTGTCATTTCTTGGATACATTTTCCCTCACTTTCAGTAAAACTAAGAGCATCAAAAAGATATGGCTCTGTAACTTTTTTCTGCATACCGTTCTCTACAACTTTCTCATAGCGTATCTTTACTTCAAACCATGTGTGCATCATTTCTCACCCTCCTGTAACTTTAACCCGTAATACTCTAAATACAAACTTTCAAACTGTTTTCCAGCATACAAAGCCTTTTCCTTACTTCCAAAGCACAAGGGAAACCCATAATACGTATTCGTATTCGCACCACGATTATTCGCATACGCTCCACGTACTCCCGCAGACTCCGAATTATTCGCACTAACACACGAGAGGAGTTTTATACCGTTAGCTTTGCGCTTATCTTCTCCCATTTCTACAATTTCTTCTTTACTGTATAATACCCAATATGGATACCATTCATCACCATCCTCATCCAGCGGATGCCCATCATTGATAGCGTCCTGTATAATCATCAGTTTATACAGAGCATTTGCCTGCTTAAAGGCTCTATCGCAATGATTACCTACAGCAGATAAAGTGCCTGCACTTATCCACATCCTATTACACGCATCCTCAAAGGTTTTAATACTGGTGTAATCGAACTCAAATACCTTTTCTCCGAACAGGTGCTTTAAAGCATCTTTTGTTTCCTCACTTGCATTGTTAAAGCAATGAATCACCGTTGCTTTGTTAATTTTTAATTCTTCCATTTTTACTAATCTTATTAGTTTGTAACTCGCTTAACGCCATCTGCATAAGCCTTATTTTGTTTTGTACTCGTAGGCTCTTAGAACCTCCGTTTTTCAGCTCCGTTATCTCTCCCTGCATTACTTCCTCTATGAGCTGTGCGTTTCTCTCCGTAATGATTCTCATAATGGTACTACACCAAAGTTTATAACCATCCCAGCATTAGCAGCTACAACGCATTTGCCTGTTGCAGCTTTGCACTCCGCTATAAATCTCCTCTCATCACTATTGCCATCCGAAAGATGTATTAACACAATATTTCGTGTCTTACTTAAATCACTACTTATCAATACCTCCTTTGTGTTGTCAATCTCCATGTGACTTGTTAGCAATCTCTTCCTCATAGCTTGCGGTATTCTACCCTCCAGTATGTTTTCTGTTAGTATATCATCAGCATAATTTGCCTCAATAAGCCAATGAGTTACACCCGTAAATCTGTATTGCATTGCGTAGGTATCAGTAACAAATAGCACTTTACCACATTCGGGATGTTCGATTAAATAGCCTACACATGGCACATCGTGCATTACCTCAAAAGGAAATACTTTAAAATTTCCCAATACGTACCCCTTACCAATTTCAATAGCTTTGTAATTCCGTGTAAGTTTCTTGGATTCAATAACCGAGCTTAGAGCCAGCACAACAACACCTGCTTTTGTGTACTCCTGTACATATCCGGCATGGTCATTGTGCTGGTGGGTAACAATGCAACCAACCACTTTAGAAATATTAAAACCAATAGCCTTTTTTGCCTCCAGCAATTTAACGCCAGCCTCTATTATCAGAGCCTCATTTTTAGCCTCTAACACATAGCCATTGCCTTTGCTACTACTACCTAAAATTTTCAGTTCCATTGTTTTGTGATTTTAAAGGGGACAAGTATTTGTTTTGGGTTGCTCCGGCTGTTTAGCTTGTGGCTGTGGAGCTGTTGGCTGCTCTTCTTGCTTTGCCTGTGCAGCATTATTGCCTACAACCGTTTCAAACTGCACATCTTGCGCATCTACAGCCAAATCTGATTTTACAGATAATTGAGCCTGTGCACGTTGTTGTGCCACCTCATCCGGTCTTAGCATATCAGATTCATCTTCTCCATCCGTAGAGCTATCCAGTGCAATCTTGCAGGCACGTGAAATAATCGTTTTCTTGCACATTTGGTCGGTAAAATTAACATGTGCTCCACTGTTGCCTTTTGCTCCTCCTTGCCCCCATGCTTTGCGTACCTGCTGCATAGTCATTACCTCAATATGCTTTTGACCATCCTTGTTAACTACCACCGCATAAGCTGCTTTGATTTTGGTTATATCAATGTTATCAATAGATGTTTCATGCTTAACGAGCTGGTATTCTCCAAACTCATCTACAGTATACACAAAATTGTCTTTCTCGTAAACCACCTGTGGGTGTATCTCCGCAATTTCGGTATCTCTCTTTGCACGCATATACTTACCTCTGTAATCCTCCCAGTATGTAAGTTCTTTACCACAAGGGATAAAATAGCATTGATTTTTACCCACGTTTTGCCCATAGATTACCATTTGTAGCAAGCAGTTACAAATACTCTCTTTTGTACATACTTCTATAGCAGGCTTTTTATCACTTGTTTCGATTGTCTGCAAGTACAACCATGCCTGTTTTAATGCGTTTCCTGCATGGTATTGCTTTGGTAATACCAATTCTCCAGCTTCTTGCATAGCTGCCACCCTTTCCATTACATTGTTTACTGTCTCCTCTTGCATACGCTTGATTACAGTAGTGTTTTGGCTCGCTGGCTGTGTAGTAACCGCCTGCTGTGTGCCGTTTTCTTGAAGTGTTCCCATTTCTTTAATAGTTACTTGATTACTGTTAATTGTTTATCTCTACTTACAATAAGGTGTATTGCCTGGCTCTTCATCGGAAGTACATCATTAATGCTTTCTGCGTTATCAATAAAGCAGGGAGCATATACGTTGTTGTAGCTACAAATTGCATTGATTATATCTATTCCGGCATTAATTTTATCGGCATTATTTAAGTCGCTATAAGGCACACCACCTACAGAACACTCGCATGTCGGTTTAAGAGCACCGTTTAACTTATGCTCAAACATTGTAAAACGCACGTTTGTAAACAGAGCATTTACTTTACTCTCCAGCTCGGTAATGATTGCTTTCGTAAACTCCTTAGCAATCTCTTCTTTGCTTTCAAGCTCTGATAATTGGGTATTGAGCGTTTTTTCTTCCTCTTGCAACTCTGTTATACGCTCACGCTTTTTAGCAACAATATCCCGCACGTCCAGTTGTTTTTTCAGCTCATCCCGTTTTTTCTGCAACGTTAATCTATCAGAGTTTAGGTTTCGGGCTATCTCCTCGGCTTGCTTCTCCTCATCTGTAGGCTCTACAGGTTTGTTTAACTCCTCTGTACGCTTAATAATTTCATCTTTAAGAGAGGTGTAGTTTTCATTTTGAGAGAGCCGTTCATCAACGGTTTGTACTACAATACCCTGCGCCTTATCTAAAGCCTCTTTAGCTGCTGGTATTCTAACCTCCAGCTCTGCTATTTTATCGGTGTAGCTCTTTATTGTAGCTTCTGTTTCAAAAATCTGCTTTTTAATGTTATCTGCCTCTGTCTGCAATTTCTCCAATGTTGATGCCTTATTAGTGTTAAAGGTATCCCTCATCTTTTCAATTGTTTTCTGTACGTCTGCATCATCAAACCTACGCTTACATGTCGGGCAAATAAACTCCGATTCATCAACAGTAAATTCTAAAGTGTCAGTCTCACTCCAACGTTTTCTAAAGTCTTTCTTTTTTTCCTCAATCTGCACCAAAGTAGTTTCCGCCATCCCCTTACGTGAGTTAAGGCTTTTAATCTCATCAGTGATAGAGTTTAATTCATGTTTGGCACTGCTGATAGTTTTTTCCTTTTCTTGATTTGCTGTAGTAAAAGCCCTCTGTGCTTTAAACTCAATATCTTGCACCTCTGCTCTAAGAGAGTTTATAGCGGTTCTCTCCTGTGCTTTTACATCATAATCGCTATCTACAGTTTTGGAATTATCGGCTATTTCCTCAATAATTCGTTCAATGGCTGCATCAGTAGCCGTTATATCCTGCTCTATCTTTCCCCAGTTTACAAATTCGGGGATTAACTTAGTTATCTCACTCTCTTGCTCTGATATACGCACTGGTATACGCTCCAGCTCCTCATTTATCTTTGTTTTCCTATAAGATAGCTGTTTGTTATACTCCTCTATTTTTTGCCCGTTCATCTCCTGTAACATAGCGGTAAACCCCTCATTGCCATCTGCTACACTTGCCTCACTCACCTCACCAACCATTTTAGTAAGCAATGCACGTTGTTTATCAGGGGTTAACTTTGGAAAGTATTCGGGATTAGTAATAGCCCTAAAAAGAGATTCACTACACAGGCTTTCTATATAAGCTATATAGTCTGTTTCTGTAAACTTGTTACCATCAATAAAGTAAGATGCAGAGTGCCCAGTAAGAACTTTTTCATCCTGTTTCTTTGGCTTACTCCATTTTTCAGCCCAGCAACGTTTTAGCTCAATCTCCCTGCCATCGGCTGTAAGCGTTAATGTAACTTCGTGGTCTATTTCGGGGATAACAACCCCCTTTTCATCACGTGTCTTTATTCCAAAATCACTTTTGCCCTCACTATTCTTGCCAAATAGCACCCATTGCACTGCATCCGCAATAGTTGTTTTCCCTGTCCTGTTAGCTCCCAGTATGAGAGTTACAGTATCGTTAAACTCTATTGTACGCTCACCTCTTGAGCCTTTAAAGTTCAACATTTTCAATCGTAAAAATTTGATAACCATATTCTTGTATTTAAAGATTAGTACCTTTGAAAATCTGCTTTTCTTCCGCATCACATGCAACCCGTAATGCTATCAATTCAGCTTTGCTGTAGTATATTGGGCTGTTTGCCGCTTTCCCTATTCTCACTGGATGCAAATGCCCTGCTTTTGTCATTGCTCGTACCCATGCCTCACCATGCGTAAACTCGCCACCAAATTGTGTATCTCTTACTTTGAAAAAGGAAAAAGCCTGCCTTTGCGTTAACCTGTCTGATTTGGGGTCTAAATCTTTTTGGAATCGTGCAGCTCCAGCTTCCGCTACCCCAGTAAGAAAATCACGTATTTTATAAAGCTCATTCTCCATGCTATTCCCCCTCTTTTCTACGCATAGCTATTTGTTGGTAAACAATAGTACAAATGCCAATAACCACACCTATCATAGTATTATGCAAGCTGTTGCCATCTCCAACAATGAGTATTATTGCAAGTAATACAGCCAAACATGCTACTGCCTCTTTCCCATTTAATTCTCTCATACTATTTTATTTAAAGATTTTGTTTTCGCTTGCGTATCTGTTAAACTCACCCATATTATGTACTCCCAGTTTTATAAAAGCCGCTTTCCTGTGGTTTGCTACAGTATTAATTGAGATAAATAATTTATCTGCTATCTCCTCATCTTTTTTACCCTCATAGCACATCTGCATAACCTCTAATTGCCTATCAGTAAGCGTTGTGTTAAATTTTGGTTGGCATAATACCCCATCGTACTTACATTCGCCCCTCAATGGGCAACTCACAAACTCAAAATTGAATTTCCAATCTTCTGTTATATCAATAGTATTATCATACAAGCCCAAGTTGCATTTAATAAATCTGCGTACAGCAAGAAAATCCCTGTACCGTTTATTATGTAAGTTTACACTGTAAATCTCCATCAGAGCATCATAAGCTGCTGGATAATACTCACGTAATACAGCCAAAAACTCCTGTATAAACTCCGTATCAGTATCCTTTAGCTGTCTTTCAGCTTCACCTACTGCCCGTAGTGTTACCTCACCTTCGGGGGTTGTATAAAATTCTATTGCTTTCATACGTCTGTTGGAAATAAAGTTTCGGGCGCAATGCCTAATTTTTCACTAATGAGCTTTTGTTTTAGAGCATCGGGACGTTGTACTCCCTGTATCCACATTCTCACTGTTTGCGTACTGCATAAGCACAATTCTGCAATCTCTTCGATAAATGCAGATTTGGGAGCTTTAACCACATTAGGTATAGCTTTGTACACCTCTGCAAATGTTTGGGGGGTTGGATAGTCCCCAGCGGTCATATTTTCCATTTTTGCTGTATTTTAATATGTTATTACTACTGTTTTTGTCTATCTTTGTTTCGTTATAACCTTATAACGTCACAAATATACATCTTTTTTAGTCGTATTTCCAAATAAAATACGACTATTTTAGAAGTATTTTTGCTGTAAAAAAACATATTTAATCATAATTGCTTATGTCACAAGAGAATACAGTAGGTGAACGCCTAAAGATTTTTTTTAAAGAAAAAGGCTTGACGCAAGTTCAAATTGCAGAACGTGTAGGAACAACCCAGCAAGTAGTGCAAAAGCTGTTAAAAGGTAGACCGTTCGGTAAACGTACTGCCGCAATATGGAGTAAAGAGTTTGGATTAAACCCAGCTTGGTTAATTACAAATCAAGGAGAAATGATGTTAGAGGATATGAACGCCAAAATAAATACGACTAAAAATGTTGTAGATATTGGGGCTAATGCTTTTGCAGAGCAAGTACTTAATATATCCGGCAAGCGTAGTTAAAGATAAGGATGCAATAATAGAAAGCAAAGATGAGGAAATACAACGTCTTAATAGAGAGAATGGAGCTTTAAGGCAACAAATTGAGCAATTACAAAACGAGCTAAAAGGAAAAAGTGCTGCCCAAACGGGTGCAGGGGTTGCTTAATGTGCCACTGCGATTATAAATTAACAATAAAAGGAGTAACTAAAAAACCTAAATAATATGGACTATAATAGATTAGTTATTGATGCAATAAAACAGGCATTTGTGAGCTATACGTCTGGGATACTGCCTACGGATAATATAAACAAAGCCATACTTAACATCGAAATAGCTATAGACAATGCCATCACCGAAGATAAGGAAACAGCCGCTTTGATAGCATTAAAAAATGATTTAGAGGATATAAAAAAAATATGCTATGCAGCATCCCATTAATGTAGAGGTTACAAGCCGTTTTTATGAGGCTGTTAATTTCCTCATAGAAAATAAAACTATCAGAGGAAAGCAAACATACTGCACTTTAGCTGGTATTGATAAACGTGTATATTATAGGCAAGAAAGCGATTATCAAGCATCATTGTTACAGTTATTTTGGCTTATACCATTGATTACGGAATATCGTATTAATGCCAAATGGCTGCTTACTGGCAAGGGTGGAATGTTTGATAAAAAATAATGCCCCTCATTCGGGGCATTTAAAACTAACCAAATCAAGTACTTTTCTATTGGCGGCATCTTGCCTGCTATAGTCTTTATCTATGTATATATCAGTTATGCGCATCTGTTCGTCTACATGATTCAACGCTTCATGTATAGTTGCTTTGTCAACATCTGCCTTATTCCTTGCAAGTGTAGCCCATGTATGGCGGGCTGCGTAAAACTCCAAATCATTAATTTTAACACCATCCATCTCACCAATTTTCTTAAGCCC